TTGTGCTTTGCGATGTATTAACGACGTAATTTACCGCCATGTAATCTGTTGCTACATAGTCTTGGAACGAAGTGTTAAATGTCGTTGTCGTTGACCGCGATGTTGAAGTTGACCGCGATGTTGGGAAGGTGGTCGTGTAGGTCGTCGTTGTGGATCGCGTCGTATTGTAAGTCGTAGTCGTAGATCGTGACGTATTGTACGTTGTAGTTGTACTTCGACTTGTTGAGAACGTCGTTGTGGTACTGTGCGACGTTGTGTGCGATGTCTGATATGTAGTCGTTGTACTTCGACTTGTTGCGTATGTCGTAGTGGTAGATCGACTTGTATTAAAAGTCGTCGTAGTACTGTGACTTGTTGTATGGCTTGTTTGGTAAGTCGTTGTCGTTGACCGTGACGTATTGAATGTCGTCGTCGTGCTATGTGAAGTATTATAATACGTTGTGTAAGTAGTCGTCGTCGCACGGGTCGTGTTGAACGTAGTCGTCGTACTGTGACTAGTGTTAAATGTCGTCGTAGTAGAATGCGACGTGTTGTAGTACGTCGTGTACGTCGTTGTAGTGGACTTGCTAGTAGCAAAAGTGGTTGTCGTGCTATGGCTGGTCGCGAAAGTAGTTGTGGTACTGTGGGACGTGTTAAACGTGGTCGTAGTCGTTGTTGACGTACTACGGCTTGTATTGAAAGTGGTGGTTGTGCTGCGCGAGGTATTAAACGTAGTTGTGGTGTTACGGTTCGTAGAAACCGATGTATTCCACTCTACCTTTTCTTGGAAGCCAATTTGCTGCACTACGGCCCCCTATGCAAAGTCACCGATATAATTAACCAAGATATTTGAACTATCGACTACATAGTAGGACAAAATGCTAATCTCGTTGGCATTTGTTGCTTGCACAATAGAAGCGCCGTTTACAGGCGTCTTACATGCCGCTGGAAGCGTAAACGAATAACCGCCTGTTGCGTTTTGCACAATGATAAGATTGCCGCCGCGACCCGCTGATACATTACTGAATGCAAATGTTGTGCTTGCTGACATCGTGATTTTAAAGTTGTTTGCCGCGTCTAAATCAATTGTCAATGTGCCACCGCTTGCTGACAGATTATCCTGATCTAAGCGAATAGATCCCGTCATTGTCCCGCCAGCTTTAGGCAAGGCAGCATCCGCTGTCGTACCCTGTGCCGCTGTCGCGTAATCACTGCTGTCAAACGCTTTGACCTGTGCGAGATTAGTCACCTCGCTGTCCATCAATGCGCCTGCGGCTGTCACATTTGCTGTATCGGTAACGTCTGCGCTTGTCTCAATGCCATTTAGCTTTGTCTGCAAAGCATCTGTAAATGCGTTAGTGTCGCTATTGCTTTCATAAGCTGTTTTAATTTCTGACGCAGTTTGATCTGCTGTAGCGTTAGCTTCTATACCGTCTAACTTTGTTCCGTCTGCCGCTACATCGCGCCCATCAACCGTGCCAGTGACCGCTAGGTTGCCTGTTACAGATGCACCCGTTGACGAAACTGTAACCTTGTCTGACCCACCGTGCTGTAGGCGATTAAGGTCTGCTGCTACTGCTGTAATTGAAACCTTTGCAGCGCCAGCGAGAGTAATCGCACTATTAGAATTAGTGCTTTCTGTGGGGCTTCGAGTTAAAGATGTTCCACTACTGCTGTAAGTACCAGTGCCAATCTCAAAATTGCCACCTTCCTCTATAACGTATTGAACAACATCCCCATCAGATACACCTGCTGCCGCAAATGTTTGAAAGCCCACCGCTGCGTCTGAAAGAGTAACGGTGCCGCTTCCAGTAGTGGATGTCGTCATCTTGGCCCTATTAAAAAGTTTAGCCATGATGACCCTCCATTATGCCATTGTTAAGATGCCGTTTGACCCAATGTCGATTGTGAAAGTGTCACCATCGTTAAGGGTCAATGATGCACCATAGTCGTAATAACCAATAACTGGGTCTGCTGGTGATGTTGGTGTGTCGTTGTATATAACTACATAGCGAAACGCTGCGACTGACCCACCTGATGCAGTTAGCGTCAAGTCATCCGCTGAAAGTTTGTATGTTCCTGATGACTGTGTGCTAGTGACATTTGCTAAAGTGCGCGAAGAAAGATTTGTGTAACTGATCTCGCTAATATTAGCTAAAACACCGTTTCCATCGCCAGTGACATCTGTTCCCGCTGTTGGGTCAGTATTTGTCAAAGCAACCGCAAGCGTGTCACCGTCCAAATCCATCGCGTTCGCCAAGTTTTTGACAAAATCGTTCACCTTTGTAAAACTTGCCATCTAAAAGCTCCTTATGTTCATTTTCATGTTGGAGCGTCCGAATTCGGCTCGCTCGCTTTCGGTATTTATAGCATCAATTGCGCCATTATACAAAGACAACCAGGTTTGCATCCTTAAATCTTCGTGCAAGTAAGGAGCAGTGTGCGTTAGAGTCCCATAAAGATATGCGTCTGGATAATATTCTAAAACCCAGTTTGACGTATTAGACGTCGATAAAGCTGGGATCTTGGAATAGTAAACCATTTCCAAGGTGTATTCCTGGTCAGGCGATGGTTGAACCTCGAATGTATCTGCCGTCATTGCTATAACTTTTGGCCGGCCAGCTGTGTTATTATTTTGCTCACGACGTGACATAATTTCTGATTGTGAAACCATGTCTAACTTGTAAAAGTTATCACCCGTGAGAGAAAATCTTAACGGTGCGTTGAAGTCATTTGGTAGAGCTGTGTACTGTGTATCTATAGTCGCAGTCGATCGTCTTTCCATACGCCAATGCCGCAACTTCCGGGATAAATCAGCCTCACACAGATCAATGAACGTATCTATGCTTTGTTCTGCTGCCATATTGTTGATGAAACTCAAGGCCTCATCTTTTAGCTCTTGATATGTGCTAGGCATTATGAAGGTTACCCATTATTTGCCGCATTACTAACCGCCGCCAATGCAGATTGTTGAGCAGACGCAACGTCGGCAGGCGCAGACAGTGAGAAGCCAGCAGATTTAACGTCATCAAAAGATAGCGTTTGCTGCGATTTAACTGCCGCCATAACTTGCTGCGACACTGTGTTGTTAAACACCTGATAACGCGCATCATCCATAAGGAATGGCGTTGCATGTAGCAGTGACGTGTAAAGATAAACGTGCGGTGCGTCAGTCAAAAGCCAGTTTGTTGTGTTGCTAGAGGTTAGCGCTGGAATGCGCTGATAGTAGTCTATGTCAATTGATAACGATCCAGAAGGCGAAGGTGTTACGACTAGCTCGCGCCCAATAATCGCAAAGAAGCGTGGGTTTGCTGCATCGCGTGTACGCGTGCGACGTAGCATTGTAAGTTGCTGCGGGGTAATTTGTTCTAGCGGCTCATCCTCTGTAGACGCAACCTGTACATAAACAACTTCAAGAGCATCTGCAGGTAATGTCGCTCGGCCAGATGTGATCGCGGCTGTGTTAGACGCAACCATGTCAGCGCTGCGCAGTACATCATTCAACGTGCTTTCCGCCAGGCGAATAAAGTCTGGAATTTTTTGATCAAGATCAGCACGGTTTAGCCAATCTCCGATTGCAGTTTGCAATTCTGCATAAGTTGTAATTGCCATGTTGATCTCCTAAAGATTGGCTTAGTTATACCACGTTGTCCTATATTAATCTACCGGTCTTGGTTCGCACGCGCTCATTCTCACTATCACTTAACCATTTCATAAATGCCTTTGGATCATCGATGATGCCTTTGCGCTTCAAGTCATAGTAAACAGGCAGCGGGATCCTGGCTACATGGCGACCGTCGCCCCAGCCATCTTTTTGATTGTTTTGGTCACGCTTGTTCATATCGAACAGTGACTGCACGTCTTGCTGCGTTTCAATAACGAATTCGCCATTGTCACGCATGTGCCAATAGCGGGTGATCCCTGTCATTGGATCTTGGTCAAATATACGACGCATAAAAACCTCATAAGAGAGGGGCGACCGAAGCCGCCCCGCTGTTATTATGATACGTTCAAGTCTGCCACGATTGCGTGTGCACCCTCGTTAAGTACCTTTAAGCCCCCTTCCCAGAGAATCATGGCTTTAGAAGCATCGCCGGTCTTGGCAAGTTCTACAGTCTGGATTGGACGCAGGTTACATACTGACGCATATTCTGGGTC